GCCATAATTCATCCTCCTGACTTTCTGGATAGATTATACCACTCGTTCTATGTGTCTATCAAATGGGGTATAAGGCAATGTGTCAACTAATATTGACAATATCATAATAATACTAAGGTAGGCAGATGGAATGGCATTTCGCAAAGCACATGTTTCAAAAACTCTTGCATCGTTAGGAGAAAGTTGTTTGATGATTTCCACAAAAGCAGGATGAACATTTTCCTTTGTATCTAAAACCATAGATTTTGCAAGGAGATTTGCATATAAGTGACATAGTTCTTCCCTGTTTATGCTGTATGAAATTGCTTGCAAGGCAGGAACAGCAACATATGGTTCAGGAGATACAATCTTGTCCGGATTGATAGAAGATAAGGAGTTTTCTAATTCTATTTTTACTTGCTTCACATTGTATTCCTTTTTTAGGGTCCAGATTTCCAAAGGAGCCAAGGCAGCATTAATAGAACGAGCTAGCAAACCGATTGTTTTTCCTACTTCCGATACAGAAGGATGAAGAGCGTCATCATACACTTTATCAATTGTTTCATTTGGAAGTTCAAGATTGTCGAGCATGTTTATCATTCCTTTCATCATTTGTTAGGAAAATTATATCAAAGAAAGGAAAAAGCAACAAGGAAAGGTTGGAAAAAGAAGTGAGGCCCTTACCTCAAAATCACGCACAAGGTAAAGGCCAAAATCATGTATCAAGAAAAGCTTTTCTTTGAATTTATTGTAGCAGAAGAAAAGAAGAAGAACAAGGGGTGTAAAATGTAAGGTTTTGGCGAAAAAGGAGGTGTTCCATATGCCAATAGTATATCTAACCGAAACACAAGCCAGAGAAGCCGGTGTCACACAGGTTTTTAAGACTGCTCTTGTAAAGCAGAACACAGACCAGAAATCCCTTGCAAAGAAAATCGGCATGAAATATAGCACGCTACACAAGCGTATCCACATGCCAGAGACAGCAACACTGGGAGAATTGTGGAAAATCATGGATGGTTTGGGGATTCCTGAAGAAGAAAGATTAAAGATTGTGAGGTGAGAAAGATGCACAAACAAACAATCAAAGACGCACTGTTCTGGACAGTCATATTATTTAATACCGTTCTGGAAGTACCAGATGGCATGTCCATGCCGGCACAGATATTTGGGGCAGGAACTATTTTCTTCCTGGTCTATACGCTGCTAGATAAGTGCAAAGAAGTAACTAAAAAAGTCCGCCAGGCCTAGGAACCAGAAGCGGACAAAACATAAAATACACCTTTATTGTAAGGTGTAGGTAGGGAGGATGTCAAGATGATTAATGTAGAAAATGTGAAACTTCCGTTTGATGAAGATGGAGAGACAGTGACTATAACACTTAGTAAGTACAATTATGAAACGTTAGTCAGGAAATCTGCATGGTTAGAGGCCATTAAAAACATGGCATTGCAGCGTGATGTATTGGATGGAGATACCATCCTGGCTATATGTGGAGTTGTGAAAGAGGAGGAAAAATAATATGGCAAGTTTATACGAAATTGAAGAACAGATTCTTAATTGTGTAGATTTAGAAACAGGAGAAATTATTGACGAAGAGGCGTTAGCTAATCTCAGCATGGAGCGAGATATAAAAGTAGAAAATATTGCTTTGTGGATTAAAAATCTTCTGGCAGAAGCAAAGATGATTAAAGAAGAGAAAGACAACCTTGCTAATAGGCAGAAGGTTTGCGAGAACAAAGCGGAGAGCTTAAAGGAATATCTGAGCGGATTCCTGGCAGGGGAGAAATTCAAGACATCAAAAGTCAATATTTCTTACCGGAAATCTGAGAGGGTAGATGTTTCGGACATTACCAAGCTGGATGATGATTATCTGAAATTCAAAGAACCTGAGCCGGACAAGACAAAAATCAAAAAGGCATTGAAAGATGGAGTGCAGCTCCAGGGTGTGCAGTTGGTAGAGAGTCAGAATATTCAGATTAGATAAGGAGAAAGAACATGAGCGAGCATGATTGGAAAGTACATATTCCAGCGAGACAGAAAAGCATGACGGACAAACAGGAAGTGATTCGTGTATCCCCTGAAGCCTACAATGCTCTGGTAGAAATTTACAATGAATCTACCCTGACTATCAAAGAACTGGCCAGTATTTTAATTTTAGAAGCATCAAAAAGAGTTGTCTACGATAAGGAGGAAATTAATGAGTAAAGTAATTTGTGTTGCCGGAGAGTCCGGTTCAGGAAAAACAACCAGCATGAGAAATTTAGACCCAAAAACAACCTTGTATATTGACTGTGATAAAAAGGGGCTTTCCTGGAAAGGATGGAGGTCACAGTATAATTCAGAAAATCAGAATTACATCAAAACAGACTTTGCCCAGGTTGTTCAGCAGACCTTACAAAAAGTGGATAAAGTCGAGAAATGGAAACATATCAAAGTCGTAGTGATTGATACCATTAATGGCCTTATGGTCTCCGATGAAATGAGAAGGAGCAAAGAAAAAGGCTATGATAAATGGGTAGATCTGGCTGCCTGCGTCTGGGATTTAGTAAATGAAGCATATGAATATCGTGATGATTTGACCATTATATTCACAGCCCATACCCAGACAGATCATGATGAAAATGGCTATATGTTTACCAGAATCAAAACTTCCGGGAAAAAGCTGGACAAGATTGTCTTGGAAAGCAAATTTACAACGGTCCTTCTTAGCAAATGCGTGGATGGGAAATATAAATTTGAGACCCAAGCAAACAACAGTACTGCAAAAACTCCTATGGGAGCATTTGAAGAATTTGAAATTGACAACGATATTGTAACAGTAATCAAAGCATTGGAGGAATTTTAAGTATGAAAAAACCGAATAATTACGAAAACACACAGGCATCAGGAGGATTCACGCCAGTAGAGTTAGGAGGTCATTACCTCACAATTAAAGACGTGGCGGAAATGAAATCAAAAAGCGGAAAAGACATGATTAGGGTATCCTTTGATTTTGCAGCAAATGATAAGCAGCCAGGATATTTTATGGAGTCATTCAAAAATGATATCCGTCCAGATAAAAAATGGCCGAATCAGGCAACACAATATATTTTAACCGAAGACGAAAACGGAAACTGCAGCAAATCCTTTAAAACATTTATTACATGTGTAGAACATTCTAATTCAGGTTTTGTGACTCAGTGGGGAGATAATTTTGGAGCACAGTTTAAAAATAAAGTAGTCGGTGGGGTGTTCGGACCTCAGAAAGACTATTACGAAAACAAAGAAAGAGAAAAAAGAGTTCTTCGTTGGTTTGTGTCTGTGGACAAGGTGAAGGATGCTCAGGTGCCAGATATCCAAGAAACTCAGGCATACAAAAACTACAAGAATGGATATCATCCAAGTGCAACATCAGCAGGAGACGGATTTATGAACATCCCGGATGGAATTGATGAAGAGCTGCCATTTAGCTAAGAGGAACATGTTATGTCAAACGTAACTGATATTACAGGACAAACATTTGGTAGGCTTACAGCTTTATATAGGGTAGGTACAAAAATCTACCCTTCTGGAGGAAGATTGTCGATTTGGCATTGTAAATGTATTTGTGGAAATGAAATCGACGTGAATCTATCTGCTTTAAAATCAGGAAACACTAAAAGTTGCGGATGTTTGCATGTGGAACTCACAAAATCTCTTAATTATAAACACGGTGAATCTCATAGTCGTTTAAATGAAGTATGGAAGCAGATGAAAAAGCGTTGTAAAAACCCAAATGCAAAAGAATATAAATTTTATGGGGCAAAAGGTGTAAGTGTCTGCAAGGAATGGGACGAATCTTTTGAGGTGTTTAAAGAATGGATGATGGAAAATGGATACGATGATAGAGCAGAACGTGGGGCTTGTACTATAGACAGAATCAATCCGTTTGGGAATTATGAACCATCAAATTGCAGGATAGTTAGCATGAATATACAGCTCCAGAACACGAGGAGGAATCAGAGTGCAGATAATGATAGATACGAGAGAAAAACAGCATGCAATTAAGCGAATATTGTCGGAATTTGAAAAGCATGGTATTCAAAGTATCTCTTCGAAATTGTATGTGGGTGACTATATGTCCCTGGACAATCCCTGGCTCATCATTGACCGGAAACAAAATCTCCAAGAGCTGTGCGGAAATGTCTGCCAACAGCATGAGAGATTCAAAAAGGAGTTATTAAGGGCAATAGATGCAGGAATTCAATTAATTATCCTTGTAGAACATGGAAAAGACATTTCTTGTCTGGAAGATGTTTATTTCTGGAAAAATCCAAGAAAACATGAAGTTCGGTGGAGAGTTGTGAATGGCAAAAGAGAAAAATATGTGGTATCTGCCAAAGCAGTTGATGGGGAGCAGCTGTACAAATCTCTTTGTACTATCCGGGATAGATACAATGTGAGATTTGAATTTTGTGAGAAAAAAGAGACAGGGGAAAGGATAGTAGAGCTATTGAGTGGCTGCCATGACTAAAGAGGAACTGAAAAATACATATAGCATGAAAGATGTGATAGGAAAATACGGATTATTTCCAAACAGAGCAGGGTTT